ATGAAAGATAAGGAAGCTTTCCAGATCATCCGTATAGCGCTACTGGAAGCCGTAAGAGTGGAGATAGGCCCATTCAATATTTTCGGGCGGGGCTCTGAACCTAGGGTCACGTTGGATAGACAACTTGCGGGGGTTTTGCGTGGACTTGATATCCCTCGAATATACATTTCAGGATATGGGGCCAATTATTACTACCCGACAAGGGTGTTTAAGACAACACAAAAGATATTGGAACAAAAATTGGAAAGCAGTCGTTTCCAACTTGTTGTCAAAGAGGGGCGTGCATGGTTGAGAGACAAAGTCGAATACCAAAAATTGATGGAACAACTTTCATCTCTGCACAAAAAGGACTAGCAAAAGCGGGATTGATAAATTCAATGGACGACAAACCACTTTATTGGGACGGATGCAACCCCCTGGATTGAGTACAAGATACAACCTCATGCTTAAATCTCCATCCCATTGCGGAACATGAATCGGACATCCTTCTTGCCATGCACTGTTGCATGGTCGACCAGCGAGTACCAGAGCCCATCCGAGAATTCTGTCACCAAGCCTTCCATTTTCTTCAGTTCCTTGATGAACAGCTCTGTCTTGGTCCTGCGGTACTGCCTGTCCAGTATTGCCTCATCCAAGGTGGCAAGCTCGTCCTTGCCCTTGACGTACCGTTGTGAAAGCCCTTCGAAACGGGCTCTGTAGTTTTCCTGATCCATCACCCGCGAGGCATTCTCGGCTGTGAGCTGCTCCATCATCCTGACGATCTCGGCTCTCTCCTGTCTCAGCTTCGCCAGCTGGGTCTCTTCCTCTGCGGTGCTGAACACATCATCGCGGATTTCCTCAAAGGTCTTGATGATCCCCTCCCTGTCGGTTATGAGCTTGTTCACCGCCTTGACGAACATGATCTTGATGTCTTCCTCCTCGACCATCGGGCCGTTGCAGGGACTGCCCTTGCTCCTGTACTTGTGGTTGCACTGCCACACGACCTTGCGGTACTTGTCGTTCGAATGCCATACCTTGGGACCATAGAAAGCCCCGCACGCCCCGCACCGGATGCGGTTCGAGAACAGGTGGTCGCGTTTTCCCGATTCCGCAAACTTGCTCCGGTTTGCAATCTCCCTCTGCACCAGGTCGAAGATTTCAGCCGGGATGATGGCTTCGTGGTTGCCCTGCACATAGTATTGGGGGACCTCGCCCTTGTTGACCACCGCCCTCTTGGTGAGGAAGTCGGGGATGTAGTACTTCTGAAGCAGTGCATCCCCCTTGTACTTCTCGTTGGAGAGGATGCTGGCAATGGTTGAGTTGTGCCATCTGGTCTTTCCGCTGGTGGTCCTGATGCCTTCTGCGGTGAGCCTTGCTGCAATGCCGTTGAAACTCATGCCCTGAAGGAACAGCGTGTAGATGTACCGTACCGTCTTCGCCTGCTCGGGATTCACCACCAGGTTCCCGTCCGGCCCCCTGTCATAGCCGAGGAAGCTGTTGAAGGGGACGGTGACCTGCCCGTCCGCAAAACGCTTGCGCCGTCCCCATTTCACGTTCTCCGATATGGAGCGCGATTCCTCCTGTGCAAGCGAACTCATGATGGTTATCAGCAGCTCCCCCTTGCTGTCAAACGTCCAAATACTTTCTTTCTCGAAATAGACTTCCACCTTGTTTTCCTTGAGGCTGCGGATGGTGGTGAGGCTGTCCACCGTGTTGCGTGCGAAGCGGCTGACGCTCTTGGTGACGATCAGGTCGATCTTGCCGGCAAGGGCGTCTGCGATCATCTGCTTGAACCCCTCGCGCCTTGCCGTGCTGGTGCCGCTGATGCCCTCGTCGGTGTAGATGCCGACGAACTCCCACTCCGCATTGGACTTGATCATGGTGGTGTAGTAGTCGACCTGCGCCTCATAGGAGGTGAACTGATCGTCCCTGTCGGTGGAGACGCGGGCGTAGCCTGCGACCTTCCTCCTTGGTCTGAACTGATCGGCTCCCTGTCCGGTTGAAAACTCCCGCACCGCCGGGATCACCCGTACCTCTCTCATGCGTTCACTCCTTCACTGCTGTTCTCGTTCCGTCCTGCCATCTTCTCACACCTCAAGACCCATGCATCTTTTCTTGCCGTGCTCTTCCAAGGCGAACACAGGATGCCCCCTTCCTTGAGATGGAACTCAAGGCTCTGGGCATGGACTACGATACGGTCGACCAGAGCCTCAATCCATGCCGGGTCGAACTCTGCCTCCCCGCTGGAGCCGGCCAGGGGCCCCAGCGAGGAGCAGCAAGCCTGGCGCAGGGCGCGAAGCGGAAGGTTCTTTGCATTGCATGCGTTAATCCCATTGTTTCTCTTGTTCGAGCACCGGTACTGGCCCTGCTGGTATTCGGTGAGAGCTTCCTTGTCGGTACCGGTGCCGGGCGTATAGGTATAGGTTTGGCCACAAATACCGCATACCAGCTTGCCGGTGAAGCACGAGGATGCTCTCCATCTCACCGCACCGGATTTCCGCCTGCGTTCCCGCTCCGCTTCCACCCTCCGGTGAAGCTCCTCATCGATGATCGGGGGGTGCGTTCCCTCCACCACGAAGCGGGGAAGTTGGCCGCGGTTCATCTTTTTCCGGTGCGTGATGTGGCTTTCCACATAGGTGCGCTGGAGGATGCTGAAGCCTCGGTACTTCTCCTGGTCGAGGATCCTGAGGATGGATGACTTGCCGAAAGGCTGACCCTTCCGGTTGAGGATGCCGCGCTCAGCCAAGGCTTCGGAGATTTCTGTGAGCAGCATGCCGTCTGCGAACGCTTGATGCATGAAACGCACCGCCTTGGCTTCCTCCTCGATGATCTCGAAATGGTCATCGACCCACCGGTACCCGTAGATGTTGTAGGCGGGGAACTCCCCCTGCTCGAATCTCTTTCGTATGCCCCACTTCACGTTCTCGCTGATCGAGAGGCTCTCCTCCTGTGCGTAGGAGGCAAGGATGGAGAGCAGAAGCTCTCCGTCGGCTGAGAGCGAATCAAGGTTCTCTCGCTCGAAGCGCACCGAGACACCCAGATCCCTGAGTTTCCTGACCGTGTTCAGAAGGTCGACGGTATTGCGTGCGAAGCGGCTGATGGACTTGGTGAGGATGACATCGACCAGGCCTTTCCGGCAGTCTGCGATGAGCCGTTGGAACTCACTCCGCTTCTTTGTTCCGGTTCCCGAGATGCCCGCATCGGCATACACCCCGCTGTACTCCCATGCCGGGTTCGCCTGGATGAGCATGCTGTAGTGGCTGACCTGGGCGGACAGGGATTCCATCAGTTCATCCGAGTCAACCGAGACGCGTGCATACGCCGCCACCCTCAATCTGGAGGGAAGGGTGGGGACGGCATGTTCAATCTTGGTTATCCTGGCCATGTGCAGACTCCTGCATGGCCGTTGCGATCTGCTGTCTGATTATGATTCATATCGTTCCTTTGCTTGATTCGTCCAAGACTCTTGCGCCGGGCAGGTGACCCGGGAAGCCCTAGTAATAACGTGATCTGATGTAGCAGTGATGGCTGCAGAACTTGCGCTTGTTGTTTCCATAGGCCGTGAAGGGCTTGCCGCAAGAAGGGCAGGTGAAGTGGTGGATGCATTTCGATGATCGGTTCACCAACAACTGGTGGGAGCTCCACCAGTTTTGGCGGCATGCATCACAGCAGAAGATTTTTTTCTTGCGCTTGGCAACCTGGATGATCTGTTTGCCGCACTGCTTGCACACGTCCGCATCCAAATACATCCGCTTTCCCTGCCCTTCTGCAGATGGGAGCTCCCGGCATTCCCCAACTTCCTCTTTTTCAACGATTGCATTCATTCCTTTTTTGATGATCCCTTGTTTCTTGATTGTATCCATATTGTTCCTCTGTAAGTAATTGTATTGTATCAATCGCTCACATCGCACCAATAGTCAACCAAATTCAGAGAACAAAGCCCCCAGGGAGGGTTTGTACCTGGCCAGCAGCAGATCCCTTGCCTTGGAGAACTCGGCCTCGGTCAGAAGGCCTGCCCGCAGTAGTCTTTCAGCGAGGGAGAGTGATGCCTGATAGGCTGTTTCGGCCCTGAACTGCTCATCGTCCATCATCGGCATCCTGGTAGTAGCGGGACTTGATGTAGCACTGGTGGCTGCAGAACCTGCGCTTGGGATTTCCGTAGGCTGTGAAGGGTTTTCCGCAGGTGGAGCAGGTGAAGTGGTACAGGCTTTTTGACGATTGTCTGACCAGGAACGGGTGTGAGCTCCACCATTTCTGGCGGCAGGCGTCGGTGCAGAAGATCCGCTTCTTGCGCTTGGCAACCTGGACAATCTCCTTGCCGCACTGCTTGCATGTGCATGTTGCCGGTTCGCTTGGTGTACTCGGCAGGCCTTTCCTGGCAGCGCGAAGGCAGCAGGTTTTCACGGTTCCCTCCTTCAGGGAGAGACTGGCGGCAATATGGCCGTAGGTGCAACCGAGGCGGCGCATCTCAAGGATCTGGGTTTTCTGGTTCTCGGTCATCTTGTTCTCCTGCTGGATGCCGGAAAACCGTACCCATGTGTTTGAGTGGTGCACTGGAATGCGTAATGTAATTCGGTCATTTCGTCCTCCTGGATGAGGGCTCATTGATTTGGTCCTCAATGCTTTCCGGATGCGAAAGGGGATTTGACCGATGGAAAATGTCAAGATTTTCAATTTGGCATAGGTACCAAAGGCGAAGTGTGCATTCCTTCATGGTTCTGCTCTGAGAGCATTGCCATGAGCAATAAATCATTGCAACCAGATGGAAGCGGGGTTATGATCAAATAAGAAGCAGAAAAGGAAGGGGCACATGGACATTCGTAACAAGCGTATCTGGCAGCAGGCATCCGGGGATACCGATAGGAACTATTCTGAACTTTGCTTGAAGTGGGGAGTGATACTCAACGGGCCCGGCTATGCCGGAAAATGGCCTGAGTGCCAGAATCTATTGCAGGATGAAGAATGGAGTGCGAGAAAGATTACCGATCTGAGAAGATTCTGCGAAACGATGCAAATAGGGGATTTGGTGGTTTTGCGACTCGGGACAGCTTCCGTCTTAGCTGTAGGAGAAATCGCGGGAGAATATGAATGGCGGGAGGAATTTGGTGATGTCGATGGGTGGGATCTCCAACATTGCAGAAGAGTCCGTTGGTTATGGAAGGCTGCAGGGGACCCTGTGTCGTTTGAAACCTATGCCTTGAAATTTGGAGATACTACTCAGCTCCTTGATTCTCCCGAAGTAGAAGCATGGCTGGGTGCACTGGTTGTTCCTGACGAGGCGTTTCATGCCCCATTGCCGGAGATACCTCAAACGGAATTGCTTTCAAGAATTGATCTGGAGATGCGTGACATTTCGGAGTATTTGTACGACAAGGGGCTGTCCAGCGTGTCCATCAACAGACTGGTGGAAGATATCGGGGAGCTCACTCGGATTGCGAAATGGTACAAGAAGCAGGAAATGAGGCCCTCAGAGCATGAGACGGTAGCGTATCTGGTGATACCCTTGTTGAGATCACTGGGCTGGACCCCCCAGAAAATGGCGGTTGAGTGGAATCGTGTTGATGTGGCATTATTTGCGGATCTGCCAAGGGGAAATGATAATCTGACCGTTGTTGTGGAAGTGAAGAAACTCAACAACTCTTGTTTGATGGCAAAATCCCAGGCACAGGATTATGCTCTTGATAGGCCGAATTGCAGGCGGCTGATTGTGACGGATGGATTGCGTTATGGAGTCTACTCAAAGAATGAACTTGGGGATTTCTATCTTGACGCCTATCTGAATCTGACCAGGCTGCAAAGCATGTATCCAATTTATGACTGCGACGGTGCGATGGAATCTTTCCTATTGATGTCACCCGAGAGTAATTTTAAGAATGGGAGCAAGTCATAATTCTTTTCTCAATGCAGATTACGGCCTTTACTTAAGGATGGTACAGAATGAGATTGCATTTATCAAATTTGCAATTGAATTTGCTGTATCAAATCTTGCAGATAGGGGGTGAATTGCATGATGGTGATAGACACAACTTTCGATTTCTATACAGATGCAACCAGCAAGGATCCCGATAACACCAGCCCCACTTTGCGAAGGTATCACAAGCTGTTGTGGAGCAAGGCCCTCCCCAACGGGAGGATGTTTGAATTGCGGGACGATGTGAGCGGTGCCTATTTGTACCATGCATCTGATCTTGGAGAGTTTTTCCTGGGAAGTGATGCTATCACACATTCCTATAAAAATCAGGATCGAAAACAATGGCTGGTGCAACAGATTCCCGACGAGGTGGATGCATTATTCAAGGCTGGATCAACTATCGGGGCATACATCCTATTTCCCAACAGGCGGATTGATGGCAAGCAAACAATCAACCAGGCACGAGGTGTCAACCGCCTCATCGATGATCGGTTTGATTTGACCTTGGAATGCATTCGCCGTTTCTATTTAGGTATCGACAGCCCGCTGTACCAGACACTTCAATGGTACAAAGATTTCTTTGATCTGTTTCAGGATTTCACCGGATATGTCCACTTCTTCCTGTTGGAGGACTTGGTGGATGGAGATGGCAATATTAAGTTCCATATGCCGTTCGATGGATTTGCGTCTCCACCTGCATTTTCAGATATTGGCGATTATCTGGCATACAAGCGGCAAGTTATGACATTCATTGAATCAAGAAACAGAAGGATTTCTGAAATCACCCAATCTACATGATCCCATGCCGGTTCCCTTTCTCCCTGGCCTCAACAGCCCAGTTGATCGGCTCCAGCCCCTCAAGCCGGTTGTACTCGTCCCAGTACCTTCTGGCCCACTTTACCAGCAGCTTGGTTATCTCACAGATGTAGGTTGTCCGGCGGAACTCGCCGAACTCGGAGTAGCAGCCCCCGATACAGTATGAGCAGGCGCTCTCCACCTCGCATGTCCTGCACTTCTCATCAAGTGAGCAATTGGAACGGTAGGCACCCTCGCGTACCTTCAGGAAGTTTTCCTTGTGCGTGAATCCCTCCTTTGCTGTTCCGACGATGAAACCTGCCTTGTCGACCTGGGTGTGGGGCAGCCATCTGATGCACGGGTAGATCCCCCCGTCCACCGAGAGGGCGGGCATGGCCCCGCTTCCGCAGTGGCCGGTACAGTCCCAATCGGGCCCTGTGGAGAGGTGTGCGTAGCCGAACTGCTCCTTGCTGAGCATGCTCCAGAACAGGTCGCCGCGGTGCTCAAGCACATAGGCGGTGCACTTCTCCATCTGACGGTCCAGTTCCTCATAATCGGCTTGGGTGCACCCGGTGTCCTCCATGATGAAGTTCTGGTTGATGTACCGGATTCCCAGCTGTTCATGCAGATACACCAGCGAGTCGTACAGGTAGGGGATGCTCTGGCGGTTTGCGGTGGACTTGGTCTGCATCGACTGGATCGGGAAGGTCTTCTTATACCACGGCCAGTGGCGAATGATGCTCTGCATCGAACCGGACCCATCGGGGAACACCCGGTTTGCATCATGGATGGCGGGACAGCCGTCCAGTGATACGCCCACCAAGAGCATGTCCTTGTACTTCTCGCAGAACCGGCGGGCTTGTTCGGAGAAGAGCGTGCCGTTGGTGGAGATCGAGAAATGGAGCTTTCCCCGCCAGTTTTTGGCATTGGGGGTGTCGGTGGTCATCATCTTTGCAAGGGTGTAGGAACAGATCTCATCCAGGAACGGCACGTCCATGAAGCTGTCGCCGCCGATGAAGTCGACGACCAGCCCCTTTTGGTAGGCCTTGCGGAACACGGGGTCCGGATCATCCAGCAATCCCGCAGGATCGGGATCGGACAGGATGTGGTCGATGAAGGCCCTGGCATCCGCCATCGAGAGGGTCCTCCTTCTCTTGTGCACCTCGTAGCAGTAGGTGCACCTGAGGTTGCAGTCCTCGGTGGTGTTCAGCGTAACGTTGAACAGGCCGGGTTCACGAAAGGGAACAAGCATGTCAGCCTCCGATGCGGGAAGAGTTCGAACAGCCGCTCGAGCAGGAGTTCCTGCAAGCGCCCGAGCAGTTGACGTTGCAGCTTGCGTTGCAGTTGGTGCTGCAGGAGGTGCATCCCGAGCACGCACTTTGGCAGTTCCCGGAGCATCCGCCGCAGCCGCGGCAGCCTCCGCAACCGGTGCACCCGTGGCATGAAACACACCAAAGTCCCCCCTTGCAGCTGTAGCAGTTGCCCGAGCAGCCGCTGCAGCCCGTACAGCCGCTGCACCCGGTGCAGGAGCCGGTACACCCCCCGGTGCAGTTGTGGCAGCCGTTGTAGCAGGTGGAGGTGCAGGTGTTGCTGCAGTTGGCGCAGCCGCGCAGGTCGGTGATGTCCTGCCTGTACTGGTCGATTTGGCTCAGCAGGCTTGCGCTGAGCAGGCTGCCGGCGGCGACCGATGCGATGGGGTAGGTGGTGTACAGAAGAGAATGCGTGTTGTTCTGCAGCGCATCCTTCATTGAGTTCATGTCCGCCGCCCTCATGGGAAGGCCGATTGCGAAACCGGAGGGAGGGGAGAACACATAGTAGTTGTCGTAGCGCTGGTAGCCGCCCGTGCGGAAGGCCTCCTGGATCGCCTCGAAGCGGCTGCGAATATCGTTGTAGGTTCCCATCACACACCCTCATGGATATAGCACTCGCCGTTGATCACCAACAGCTCCCCTTCGGGATAGCCGTAATGGCTGCGGACCCTTTTCTCCCAGGTGGCGTACAGGAACCTTCCCTCGGCCATCTCGTCGAAGACCGCCTTGAAGTAGGCGTAGATGTCCCTGTCCTGCCCGAACCGATAGGATGCGTACACGTCAGCCTTCAGGGCGGTCTGTGCTGTGTTCATCTTGTCGACCGCCAGCTGCATGTCGGCGATCTCGCCGTCATCAAGCATGAAGGGCAGCCTGGTCAGCTGCCTTCCGCATTCATTGCATTGCATTCTTGAACCTCCTAGTTCCATACGGCCCCCCACACCTTGTTGGCGGTGCCCTGTGCATTCACGTTCCCGTTCAGGTTCCCCGTCACGTTGCCGGTGACGTTGCCCTCCACGCCCCCCTGCAGGTTCCCGTGGAAGGTGTCTGCATGGACATTCGCATAGGGCTTCGTGGAGACGCCGATGTCGTACCGGCCTGAGTCCTGGGGGTACAGGCTCTTGGTGTACGCCCCCTTGGCCTCGGCGATCACGGTGAAGGAGATCGAGAGGGCCGAGAAGAGGTCGTTGCTGCGGATGCGCGAGACCGCGCCCGCTATGCTGGTGATGGTCAGGCTGGTTCCCGACCAGCTCACGATCGCGGGATCCGCCGCCGGTGCATCGGTGCTGTTGTAGATGCGGCTCCAGGCGATCGAGATGCTCTGGAACATGTCGAACGCCCCGGCTGCAACCTGAACGCCCGCCTTGAAGATGCCCGCGAACTTGTAGGCAAGCGATCCGGCAAGGGCTGAGAGATCGGTCCCGTCGAAGATGAAGGAGCCTGCATACCAGTCCCTTGCCGTGGTATGGCTGCTGATCCTGCCCCCTTCGCCGTCAAGCAGGTTCACGCCCACGTCGTAGGCGCCGAGGCTGTAGGAAGCCGTCAGCGTACCGGCCGTATGGGAGGTGGGGCTTGCCGCTTCAAGGGTGAGCGCGCTGAGGTAGCCCGCGCTGTCGACGGCGTAGAACACCCGCTCCAGCGTGGTTCCCGCCGAGGCGGGGTTGGCCCCCGAATCCGCATACACCGCGCTTCCCGTCTTGGTGGGGGTGTATCCCAGCGAGCGCTTGGACCAGGTGAGCCCCCCGTCGCCCGAGGCATAATAGTAGGGGGTGGAATGCTCGTAGGCGATGAAGAAGCCCGAGCCCCAGGCGATGCCGCTTGGGCAGGTGCTTGCGATGGTGATGGCGCTCCAGGTCTGCCCGTCGGTGCTCCGCCATACCGATGCCGAGGAAAGGGTGACGTAGCTGACCTGGATGTAGACGCCGTTCCCGTAGGCGATCCTTGAGTTCATGAAGTCGTTGCTGTAGCTGGGGAAGGGATGGGCGCAGGTGAAGGGCGCGGCAGTCCAGCCGGTGCCGTTCGCCGAGCGCTTCCAGTCCGAAGCCCCGCCGCCCTGCACGTGGGCATGGAAGTAGCCGTTTGCAAAGAAGAGGTTGTCGTAGGCCTCGCTTGAGAGCTCGCTCCAGGAGGTGCCGTTCGCCCCTCCCGAGAGCACGCGCTTCTGCACCGTCCCCGCGCAGATGGCGAGGAAGATGCCGTTTCCGAACGCAAGGCCCAGGGTGGAGGGATAGGTGGAGCTCAGCTCGTATTTCGCAGCAGCCGGTGCGTTGCCTATGGGCATCGAGTAGAGGCTGTAGCCGCAGGCCGCCACCATGCGCCCGTTGCCGGAAGCCATGTGGGGCGTGGTGCCGAATGTGGATGCGACGCCCGCTACACGAGCCATAACCGCAGAGCCCGGATCCAGGAGCGTGCCGTCCAGGACCTGGCGCAGCTTCACCGTCCTGGCCTTGACGGTAGCCCAGTCGAGGCTGCGGCTCTCATAGTCGGTCCAGCCCGCGCCCCCGTCCAGGGAGTACTGCTTCTTGCCCGAAACCTGCGCTCCTGTAGAGCTGATCCCGGCCAGGCAGTTGGTGCCTGCGAGCTTCATCGCTGATTGCGTGCATGCGGGCAGGGCGGGAACGGTGAAGGCGGTGCCGGCATTTGCTGTGGTGACCTCCGCCGAGAGGAGGCTGCGGTCCTTGTCGCGCTCGGCAAGGCTTGCCACATGCAGCACGTTCGAAAAGGTGGTGGATACGGAGCCGCCCTCGACCTTGGCTGCCGTGAACGAGCCGCCCTTGTGCACCACCGCATTTGCAGCAATGCGGCCGATGAGGTCTCCCATCACACTCCCCAGGTCCCAGTAGGGGGTGGGGGACAGGCTTCCGGTGAAGGTGTCGCCCGAGCGCTGCTCGTTGACGGTGCGGAGCACGTCGGCGTCCAGGCGCTCGATGCGCGTCTCGGAGAGGTCGGCGTTGCGGATGACCGTGCCGACGAACTCGCTGGTGCCGTCGCTGTTGATGATGAAGCCCGAGCTGCCGTCCCCGATGGCCGTCTTGCCCATCGAGCGGATGCGCCCCTCTCCGAAGATCTGCAGGTCGCGCGTGGAGATCACCTCGATGTTCGCGCTCTGCGCGTACAGGCTTCGGTAGTATGCATACAGGGCCGTGGAGGTGGAGGGGATGTCGGCCCCATGCAGGAGCACCGCGTTGCCGCATTTGCTCATCGCCTCGGGGTGGGCCGGCGCATTCTGATCGGTGACCGGAACCCACACCCCGCCCTCGTACACCTGGGGTATGTAGTCGGACCCCTGCCTCAGTACATAGCAGTCCCCCTCGATCGCGTCGGTGATGGTCGAAGGCCCGTCCAGGATGCCGTAGCTTTTGGCGTACTCGGTCGCGTCGGTCGAGGTGAGGGTGAGGGAGCGGGTGATGCTCTCCTGGATCGCCAGGCGCCAATAGGTCATGGTGCAGGTGACGTCGATGAGCGGGGGCGCCTGCTTCTTGGGGACGGTGAGGATCACCTGGTCCCCTGCATGCCCCACGCCGTTGACCAGCCACAGGTATGAGGGCTGGCCGTATCCGCGGCTGTCCGCGGTGAGGACCAGAAGCGAGCTCTCGACGCTGCGCTCGTTGCGCTCGTAGGTGCTGCGGTTCGCACGGGCCGTGAAGGACAGCGAGTTGAGCAGCAGGGTGTGCGCACCATGGTCGGGGAACGGATTGCCGTAGGTGATGTGGGGGTTGGCCGCGGTGGAATCGCTCCAGGTGTACTCGGTGCGCGTCCAGTACATCAGCCCGTAGACCCAGGGCACGGGAAGCGAATAGACCCATACGGTGGAGGCGTCGGGAAGCATGTCCTCCCTGATCAGGGTGTACTGGGTCCGGGGGCTCGCAGTCAGGCCGTCGCTTCCCGGAACCCCGTCGGCGCCCTTGGGGCCCGTCTCCCCGTACGAGACGAAGGAGGCGGCCAAGAGCTCGGTCTTGGCCGAATCGGTGTACACCTGCACATCGAATGCCGAGGCCGAGCTGTAGCTGTAGGTTCGCACCCCGCCGGTCATCGTCCCGCCGGCCCCGCTTGGCGCCCAGGTTGAGCCGTCCCAGCTTCTTGCCTGCACATGCACGGAGGCGGTGTGCAGGGCCCCGTTCTTGTACAAACCGATGTCCAGGACGCCCCGGGGGGAGCCTGTCATCGACAGCTGCAGCTGGTAGGAGGGGGCGTCGCTGAGCGAGGTGAGTGTGTAGCTTGCACTGGTGAACGGCATGGTATCTCCTTGTGTTCAGCTGACCGAACAGAAATAGGTGGCCTTCACCGTCACATCGTCGTGCGAGACGGATATGGCCTTCTTGCGGGTTGCGGTGATCGAGCCGTGGGCCACCGCCGTGGGGGTGAACGCCACCGCCGTCCCGTCCTTGTCGGTCTTGGTCCAGGTGTAGGTGAGGCTGACCCCGGTCCCGTCGATTTCCTCGCCGTTCTGGTAGACGCGGCAGATGAGGGTGGTGCTTCCCGTGTTGTTCTTGAAGTAGCTTCCCGCGGTGGACTCGATGACCGCCTGGTAGGGGTCGGTGACGTCCAGGATCGAGACGGCCTCGGTGTCGTAGCTCTTGTTGTAGGTGTCCGATGTGGCGTCGGTGTCCAGGATCGAGCACTTGAACATGGCGAACGAGTCCACCATCGAGGCCGTCACGGCCAGCGTGGCAGAGGTGCCGGATGCAACGTTCTCCCAGACGGTCCCGTTGATGGATTTCTTCCACTGGTGGGAGAGGTTGGTCGTATCCTGGGTCGTGCCGCGGATGAGCTCGGCCTTGAGCGACAGGGAGGAAGGGCTGTGGTTCTTGAACTGGCTGCCCCCGGTTGCATAGGCGCGCGCGACCACGAACGAGGTGCCGTTCGCAACCCGGGAGAGGGTGATGACGATCTCCACGGGAAAGGCGAGGCCCAGCACGGCATCGGTGTAGGTGCCGCTGAACTGGTAGTCGATCTGCCACACGTCGGCGGTGAGCTTGTCCTCGCTCACCGTGAGGACCCCGGTGGTCGCGTTGATCGTCTCCCCGTTTGAGCCCGATGCCACGGCCGTCCAGGCGGTCGCCCCTGCGATGCGTCGCTTCCAGGCCTTGGCGGTCATGGTGGAGACCACGTCGGAAGCGCCGGCCTTGCGCACCACGGGGGTGAGCTGCAGCGAGGTGGTTCCCGCCCACGAGGGGTTGAGGGTCTGGTTGGATGTATCGTACAGGCTGGTGAGGGGCAGGTTGCTGTCGATGCCGGTGATGAGGGATATGCCGTCGGTATAATCCATCAGGGTGAAACTGGCGCTTGTCTTTGCCATTGGTGATGCTCCTTTATGCTTCGAATCCGCCCAGGTCGATCTCGCAGAAGAAGACCGTACGCCCGGCGCAGTCGGTGCTCGTGATCTGGACGCTCTTGTGTCCGATCGCCTTGGACGAGGTGTCCCACCGCAGGTCGTCGGCGCTGTCGGTGCTGACCCGCTTCCAGCAGAAGCGCCAGGGGTCCAGGGAATCGGTGATCTCCTCGGTGTTGCGGTATACGCGGCAGCTGAGGGTGGTATCGGCCCGGCCGGGGCGGAAGACCGAGCCGTTGGACGACTGGATGGACACGGTGAACGAGGAGCCGTCCTCGCCCTTGGGGCCCTGCCTGCCTTCCGTATCGTTTTTGCCCCGCCCGAGCACCTGGAGGTACGCCGCGGCGGTGAGGTCGAAGGGCGAGACGCCCACCGCCTCGTAGCCGAAGACGGGGCTCTCGTCGGTGAGGGTGCGCGCGGTCACCATGACCGCAACGTTCAGGCCGCTGTGCGCGTCGTCGATGAGGCGCACAATCGCCCCGCAGCCCAGATCGGTCTTGGAGAAGAAGGTGTAAAGACTTCCTGCGTGGCGGTGGAACTGGCCCAGCAGGTTTGCATGCGCCTGGGCAAGCTCCCGCGTATGCACGAAGGACAGTTCCTCGGAGAGCAGGTTGTCCGAGCTCTCCCCCTCGTAGGGGCTGTCGGCCGTCCTGACGATGTTCACGTCGCGTTCGTAGATGATGTCGGCGTAGGCATCGAGTCGGGTGACGTGGTAGGAGAGGCTCCCGCCGTTGTGCGCCTCCACCTTCAGGTACGGTCCGCCCGCTGCAGTGATCGAGGCGGTGACATGGCCGCTTTCGGCGGCGAACCCGGTGCGGACATTGGAGACGGCGATGATCCTGCTCGATCCCACCAGCTGGATCTCGCTCTCCGCATTGCAGGCCTCGATGAGGGCTGGGGTGCGGAAGCCGTCGGCCTGGCTCTCCTCCCACTCTGTGGGATCAAAGACCTCGGTCCCGTCGAATCGGTGGCCCGCCTGCAGCTCCAGAAAGCAGTAGGGATGGCCCTCAGTGCGGCCTGTGGTGTTTCGGTACACCAGATAGTCGCTTGCCGTGCCCAGGCGGGTGAATGAGACGCGTGCGCTCCTGTACCGGCGGATCTTCTTGCTCAGCGTGACCGCCTTGCCGCCTACCACCGCAAGGTCGTCCTTGTCCAGGACGGGGATGTTTTCGGTGGAGGTGCAGTCCACCTTGAACAGCCTCAGGTGCCCCAGTTCATCGAAGAAGTACACATGCCCCAGCTCGTAGACCAATTGGTCCAGCAGCTCGCGGCAGGTGGCCGATCCGTCGACGCTGCGGGTCAAGGATTCTGAAAGGGACGGGCAGGAGGGGGAGACGATGATGCCGGCCTTTTGGCAGATCGCACCTATCGCCTCGGTAGCGGTACAGTTGAAGAGGTGCCGCCCGCTTTCGATGAAGGCCTTTCCCAACAGCCGCGTGCCGGTGTCCTCGAGGGTGATCGCCAGCGCTTGCTTGCCTGAGTGCGTGAGCGTCCAGTTGTAGCTGGTGGACAGGTATCCGGTGAACAAGGTATCTGTGCCATCGGCGAGGGCCGCCTTCACGTCGCCTTCGGTTGCGATGATGTCCTCGATGGCGGGACAGCTCTTTTCCAAGAGCAGGTCCACCTGGTTGGACGAGCTTTTCAGGCCGGCCATCAGCTGATGGTGGAAGGTGATCGTCCGTCGCACGATGTGCTCTTCGGTTATCGCCTGCACCGCAGGATGCCCCGCCTCCAGGTCGCCGCCCAGGAAGGTGAGGGTGAGAGAGGGATTGTGCATGATGCCCATCTAGGTAACCCCGTAGTAGTCCAGCTGTTCGAACTCGCCTCGGATCATCCGGGCGAAGGCGCGCATGCCGTCGCTTCCGACGACCGGCGCCTGCTGGTAGATGTTGATTGTCACCTGCGTCGCCCCCTGGTAGCCCGCATTTCCCACGGCCGTGCTGGTGGAGACGGCCTCTGTTGCAATGCTTCCCTGGCCTGCGATCGAATCGATGCCGGCAAGCCTGTCCGCAAGGCCGGAAAAGGCATCGCTTGAGAACCCGCCGGGACTGGATGCATAGCTTTTCTGACGGAACGGGTGGGCCAGGTTGTATGCAGCGGTTGCTATGACGCTTCCCAGGTACTGGACCCAGCCGCCCAGCCAGGAGAAGAGGTCGGCCACGTACTGAAGCGGGCTCATGAGGATGGTGAAGGCCTTGGCGACCAGAATCAGGATGGGCGAGAGGGCGGTCATCACACCGCCGAGGATCTGGAAGACCGGGGCGAGGCTCTGCAGGACCGGTCCCAGCACGGCCGTGAGGATGTTTCCGATCAGCGCGAAGGCTGCGGCCAGCACATCCAGGATGGGCAGGAACAGGCCCGCCAGGGTGGTGCCGATCCAGGTGAACACGTCCACCAGCGGCTGGAAGACGGCAGAAAGCGCCGGCTGCATCACCGAGACGAACCCCTCGATGATGGTCAGAAGGATCCCCAGGGGCGAGAAGGTGTTGAGGATGAGGTCGGCAAGAGGAGCGAGCGCTCCCACGATCGCAGTCACGCCTCCGAGCATCTCCTCGGCCGCCATGCCCGTCAGGCCGCCCCCTGCATCGCCCAGGAGGTTTCCCAGCAGGCCGTCCAGGCTGTCGCCGAATCTTCCCATCACCTGATCGCCCATGCGGGTGTCGGTCTTTTTGGTGTTCTCTGCCGTCTCGGCCGAGGAGGATGCGGTGCCTTTCCCGCTTTGGGCGATTTGGGACAGCAGCTTGGTCTGGTCGGCCGCATCGGCCTTCTGGGCGATGGCCTCAAGGTCGGGGGCGACGATCTCGTCCAGCGCGGTCTTGAAACCGAGGCCGATGTCGCCGTACAGGGAAGAGACCATGTCTGCAGTGTTCAGCACCACCGTCTGGGCTGTATCGATTGCATCGGTCACCGCGTCGCGCAGCAGCGGTCCCAGGTTCTCGAAGCTGCGGTCGGCCCGGCCCTTGTACAGTCCGGCTTCCTGTCTGACCCCCTCGGCCCCCATGTCCAAGGTGGCCAGCTTGTCGCCCATGCCGAAGAGCTTTCCCGCCCAGGTGCCCTGGATCTTGTCCCCCGCCTTGTTGATTGCATTCTGGACCGCACCCAGGATGGAGGCCTCGATGTTCAGGGCGATGTAGGTGATCCAGCTGATGACCCCGCCAACCACGTTGCCCAGCAGTTTGGGGATGCTCTCGAACACCGCCTTGAGCATGGCGCTGATCACAATGCCGATGTTCTGGGCTGTGGTGGTGATGACCAGCTTGATCGAGTCCCATTCGAAGGTGCGCTTGAGCATCTCCCACACCGTGGACAGCGTTAGCTTGAAGGCCTCAGGCAGGTTGTTCATCACCGCCCCCACGTAGTTGATGAGAACTGTCAGGTTGGCCTTGATGCCGCTGAAGGCCGCATCGAGGCCTCCCAGCCAGGGGCCGAAGTTGTAGTCGATGATGCCGCCCACCTGCTGGCGGATGTCGCCCCAGGTGTTCCTCATGTTCGTCAGGTGCTGTGCGGTGTCCCCGTCGGCCATCATGGCCGAGTACTCACCCAGCTTTTCGATTACCTTGTCGACCGCGGCCCCCTGGGCCAGCTCCTCCTTGGTCACCCCCTCAAGCTCTATGCCCAGCTTCCTAAGCTCCCCGGTCGCCCCGGTGTACGAATCCAGCAGGTTCATCATCGAGGCGTTCAGGTCCTTGCCTGTCACGTTGGACAGGTATACCGCTGCCTCGCTGATGCTCTCGATCTCATCTGCGCTCTTGCCCAGGGCTGCCAGCTGGGCGACCATCGCCTCGATGTCCCCCTTGCCTGCGAGCGTCTGGGTGCTCAGCCGCTCGACCGCGGCGGTGACCTTCGCGTACGAGGAGCTGTCCCCCAGGGCGAGTGCCAGCTGCCTGTAGGACCGCTCGGCTGCGGAGAATTCGGAGAAGCAGCCGGAGACCGCATCGCCGAGCATCTTGGCCGAGGCGATGATGGCGGTCACCGAGAGTGCGGTCTTCAGCGCCCCTCCCAGCTTGTCGGCCGCACCCTTGAGGCCTGTGAGGTCGGAGGCTGCCGCCTTGACGGCTGCGCCGATGTCGTTCTGGCCCTTGATGATGACTTTCGCCTGTGCCGCCATGTGATCGCCCCCTTATGCAACAAGAAGGGCGCCGCACGGGCGCCCTGGAATCAGTGTTTCTGTGTCAGTTTCCTCGCCTGCTCATGCAGGTGCCGCCGGTAGTTGAGCTGGATGAGCTTGACGACCTGCATGGTCATGTACGGCTGGTCCATCAGGGACCCGGCGAACGGCAGGTGCCTGAAATCCCCGCTCTCCGAGTCGCAGCAGGGAAGGAAAATGTCGGTTATGTAGAAGAGCCAGTGGCCGTATTCTCTGTAGAGCTCGGCGCTTCTTCTTCCGTTGAAGACCTCGGTGCAGAGGGATGCGATCTGCCTGCGCTGTCCCTCCTGCGGGAAAAAAAAGCGGCATGGGTGTATTCGTTGACCACCCTCACCGTCAGGTCCAGCGACTCGAATACCAGCTCTGCCACCTCCTGGTTCTTCATCTTCTTCTGTGCGCTCTCATCCTCGTAGAAGTTGTGGTCCACCAGGATGGAGGGGAGCAGGTCGCGAAGCAGGCCCAGCGTCTCGTTCTCCCCCTTCTCGGACGCTTCCTTGAGCTTGAGCATCTCCAGGGTGGGAAGCTCCCTGAGCAGGATGAAGGCCTCGTCGTCCTTGGCCAGCCCCACCAGCGTCCCCAGCTCGATGCGCACCTTCTGGATGCACCTGTCATAGTTCTTGGTCTTGATGAACATCTTTCTCAACCTCCGTAGGGTGTTGCCGTCTTGTCGGTGATCACGACGGTGATCGGTTCTTGTTCTCCCACGCTGAGCGCCTCGCCTGAGACCGTTGCGTTGAGGATGCCGGTGCCCCCGACGTTCGCATCGACCTCGCTGATCGCCACGTGCGGCAATTTGACGGCGATGGTGTGTCCGGGGGCAGGCGAGGAGAAGGTCAGCTCGACGGCTGCATGCCCCTCGCTGGTGAGGTAGGAGCTTTTCAGCTCCTCCACCTCGGCGCTGTAGGGTATCTCGAAGCTGATGGTCACGCCCCTCTTTCCGTGCTGCGGTTGTCCTGCATACAGGCCGGATGCGTAGGTGCGCGGGGCGCTCTCCAGGGCGTTGTCGATCTTCAGCGACGCGCTTGCGATGTCGAAGGAGCTCCCGTCGACGCTGAAGGTTGCGTTGGTGCAGCGGTAGGAGGGGATGGAAAAGCCCTTCAGCTCGGCATTGACAGCCCCTGTCTCCTCCCTCGTCCCCTTGAGGTCTATGCTGCCCTTCACATAATCGCCCGCCGCACAGTCCAGGCTCAGGGCGCCTATGGTGCAGCCTGCATACCGCTTGACCGCGGCCTTGCGGTCCACCACGACCGTGATGCTGGGAAGCTCCTCGTTTACGTCGCACAGGCCCAGGGTGTGGGTGTACGCTTGCGTACTCTCGACCTGTGCGCACGCATCCGCCCCTCCGAGGGCTGCGTGGAGGATGAGCCCCGCCGACTCGGGGCGGAGGATGAAGCTCACCGAACCCTCCACCGTCACCGCGAGCAGGTCCCGGCTGGATGCGGTCTTGCTTCCCAGCAGCGAACCCTCGTCGCCTTTCTCCACCGATGCCTTGATGCTTTCGCCGGTCATGTCGACCAGGGTGGTGGGACCGGCTGCCTGTGCGAAGGAGCTTTCCTTGCCGATCTGCAGCCGCGACCCGGTTCCCGTGAAAAATGCCATATGCGTTTCCTCTCTTCTTGGTTAGAATTCCTTGGACCACTGCAAATCGATGCTCGCCTCGATGGCCGTGACCGTCGCGCCTGCAGTGACGGCGGGGTAGTAGTCCATGTCCGTGATGCGGGCATCCTCGATGAAGCCGCCCAGGGTGGGGTCGCCCCGCACCAGCAGGTACAGGGCGTTGTACAAGGCGAACACCCGCCGCACCAGGACGGCGTTTGCAGCGCCCTTGCAGAGGATGAACACGGTGGCCCGCATGGTGGCCAGGTCGCTTCCCATGCCCAGCGGCTCGAGGTTCTCGTAGTCGGGCTGGATGGAGAGCATCACAGGCCGCCGCATCGAGTCCGCGTCGGGGAAGTCGATCTCGACGTTGCCTTCGTCGAACTGAGCCGCCGATGTCCCTTCCTCAGGTTCCATCAGTGCAACCAGCGAGGTTGCGATCACCGCCTTCAGCCTTTCGAGCACCTGCATCTCCGTCTTCATCGCCTCTTCTCCTTCTCGATGCGCGCCACTTCCTTCTCGACCAGCTGGTCCAGCCTGGCCTTGAATGCGGTGGTCCCCAGGTAGTGCTTCACCGGGGCGGCCACGAAGTCGCGTTCGGGAAGCTTCACCGAGTGGACCTTCACCCACTTGCCGTCCTTCTGGAAGGTCAGAAACCCGCCTTCCTTGGCGGTGATCCGGGCCCCCTTGGCCAAGGCGTAGCCGTAGAAGACCTTGTTCTGTTCGGATGCGGCCTTGGCCTCCACGATGACGGCCTTGCCGCTGCGGATCACCCGGCGGCTGATGCTCTTGTACAGCGCCCCGCTTCCCTTGGAGAGCCCCCGGCTCTTGTAGGCCTTGCGCACCTGCGCCCGTGCAGCCGTCCCGATGCCCCCCAGGATGCGGCGCATCACCTTGTCGCGGTTCGCCCCCAGGCCCTCGAGGAAGGACAGGGCTTCGCCCAGTTCGGTCTCCACCGATATGCTTTCGGTGCTGTACCTTTTTCGTCTTTCAAACATGTCAAAACCCCATGATGCGCAGGCCGTCCAATGGCTGGAGGTACTTGCGGTAGTTGCTGTAGTTGACGAAGGTGCGGCTGTTGTCGGCAAAGCTCTTGCCCGTGAGCCCGATGTTCCCGCCCGTCTCGCTGAGCATGAGCGTGGCGACCCTCAGGATCGAGAGGGTGACGACCGGGGGCATCTGCTGCACTTCCCATCCTGCAGTCAGGCTCACGCGTATGTTGTCCTCGCCCCGGGGGAAGACGGTCGGGCCGTCGGCGAACCGGATGTGGTCGTCGCACGCCTCCACCTTCGAGGGGTCCACCAAGGCGGTCCCGATGACGAGCTTCTCAACCGAGACGATGTTGCGCACCGGCAGGTACAGGCGCCGCATGCCGGTCCCCGAAACGGCCAGGTCCGTGTAGGCTCCCAGGTTCGGGTCGAAGCCCAGGTAGGAGACAATGATCTCCTCGGCCGAGTTGAGGAAGGCAGTCTTGAGCAGCACGGCCTCGCTCGAGTCCTCGAAGTTGCCGCTGTAGGTGTTGAACATGGCGATGCTGGCGATCATGCAGCCTCCTTCAAGGCAAGGGGCGCCCCCGCTTGGTGCAGGGACGCCGTCGTCAAGCGGTTACCGTCAGGCCTCCATGAGGCCTGCGGTCCTGAGGGCGGCAAGCAGCGTGTTGAAGTCTGCTGCAAGGTCTTCGATCGTCGCCGCAGTGCTGTCGGCCTGGCCTGCTGCGGGCGTGATCGTCCCTGCGCTCAGGCCCTCGATGACCGCCCCGGCCTCGATGGTGAGTTTCGACCCGGCGGCAAGGATCACCTCGCCGCCGATGACCGTCTTCTCCCCGCCCTGCTCCCTATGGTTCTTGGTGTTGTATCCCATCAACTGCCTCCTACGCCATCTTCTGCACGAGGACCTTGACGGCCTCGCCAAGGATCAGGCGCCCGTCCACGCGCTGGCTTCCCAAAAAGCCCACCTGGCCGGTGGGGGCGAACAGCTCGCCCAGGCGCTTGAAGGTTCTTCCCTGGCGGTCGGCGATCCAGTAGTACGAGAAGTCCCCGAAGGCCAGCGTCTTCGCCCCTGCTGCGATCTCGGGCATGTAGGCCGAGGTCTTCACCGGGCGGGAGAGGATGGTGTCGGGGGTGCCGGCGGTCAGCGAGGGCTGCCAGATGTACTGCCCGTTGCCGTCCTTGAGCTTTCTCAGCGCCTTGATCGTCGAGTCGTTGGTCAGCCACACCGCGTTCTTGCGGTAGGGGGAGCGCAGCGCATGGTACAGGTCGATGACCTCGTCGCAGGTCAGCGCGGTTGCCGATGCTGCAGTCACCCCCACCTGTGCACCCCCGCTGGAAGAGAGGATGCCCAGGGGCTTTCCGGTACCGTCGCCGGTGAAGCAGGCCGCCTCTTCCTTGGCCCCGATGCGCCTTGCATACTCGCGTGCGATGTATCCCTCGATGTCGAACACGCTGTCGTTGATCAGCTCCTCGCTCACCTTGATGATCGTGCCCAGCTTGTAGGCGCTGATGGTCACCTGCCCGAAGCTGTCGTCGCTCTCGGGATACGAGCCCTCCTCGTCGATCCATGCCGCCTCGCCCTTGGATGCGGAGATCGGGATCTTGCGGTCGCCGCTGGAAGTCTGGATGATGCGCGCGATCGAGCGGAAGATGTTCTCCTCCTGAAGGGCCTCGATGAGGGTGTGCTCGAACTCGTCGGGCACCAGGTAGCCGCCCTCGCTGTCGGTTCCCACCTGCAGCGCGTTGCGCAAATCGGGTGCGTTCTCGCGCCGCCTCAGGTGGTTCCAGAACGCCTGCCTGTACTCGTCGCTTGCGCGGCCGCTCTTCTTGTCGCCCTTGGCCGCCGTCTCGGGGCGGCTGGTGATGGGGGAGCCGACGTGCGCGTTCAGCTCGCGCTCGTACGCCTCGATGCGCTCCTGCCGCTCGATCTCGGCCCCGAGGTCCACGATCTCGGCCTCCATCCGCTCGTAGGTCGTCCTGTCCTCTGCGCCCAGGATGCCCTTTTCGTTGCGTTTCGCATCCAGGAACGCCTTGGCCTGCTCCCAGGTCTTCGCGCGCTGGGCGCGCATGTCGTTGATCTTTCCCATTGTCTTGTCTCCTATTGGGGTTTGATGAGATTCAGTCGTTTCTCGAGCTCGCCAAGGGCGGCTGTGCCTTCCTCGGGTGGCTCCTGGTTTTCCGTGCGTGCATGGGTTCCGGTGATCTTGTTCAGCAGCGAGAGCTCGGCCTTCCTGGCCGAGAACGAGTAGGAAGCATCGCCGGTGGTGTTCTTCTTTTCGTCCTCGAGCAGGCCGTCCGCGAAGCCCAGCTCGATTGCCTTGTTGGCGTTCATCCACGTCTCGCTGTCCATGAGGTGGCTGATCTTCGCCCTGCCCAGGTGCGTCTTGAGCTCGTAGGCGTTGATGATGCTTTCCTTCACCTCGTCCAGCATGCCGATTGCTTTCTGCATGTCGGCGTGGTTGCCGTAGGCGAGCGTCATGGGGTTGTGGATCATCATCAGGGCGGTGGGGGCCATGAGCACCCTGGTGCCCGCCATCGCGATGACCGAGGCCGCGCTTGCCGCGATGCCGTCTATCTTGACGGTGACGTGACCCGGGTAGTCCATGAGCATCGCATGGATGCGGCTGGCTGCGATGCAGTCCCCTCCGGGCGAGTTGAGCCAGACCACCACCTCCCCGCTTCCCGCCAGCAGCTCGCCCTTGAACTGCTCGGCTGTGATGTCGTCATCGAACCAGCTCTCCTCGGCTATCGTGCCCGACAGCTCAAGGATCCTGGGACCCGACCCGTCTCCGCCCTGGTTTTTCCATTGCCAGAACTTGTTGTTCTTCATTACTCTCCTCCTGGGATGTGTCCGTAGCCTTGCCTGCGAATGCCCCGGCCTTCGAGAGGGGGAGCATGTTCCCGTTGACGAGGTAGAGGTTGCCCCCCTGCTCGTCTGCTATCCTGTCCATGTCCTCGAGCGTGCGTATGTCGTTGGCGCTCATCCACCCGTTCTGCCTTGCAGTGGCGTACCCGCCCATGCGGCTCTGGTAGTCGCCCCGCAGCAGCCCCTCGACGTTGAAGCGGAAGAAGTGCGTCCGCTTCTCATCGGATGCCAGAAGCGCACGCGAGAGCGCCTGCTCCCAGCGGATCACCCAGGGGTCGAGGGTGTACTTGACGAACTCCAGCGACTGCTGCTCGATGTTGCTGAACGAGGACTTCTCCAGGTCCCCCACCATGTGCGGGGGGACGCGGAAGATGCGCGCGATCTCGTTGATCTGGAACTTGCGCGTCTGGAGGAACTGGGCCTGCTCGGGCGAGATCGAGATGGGGGTGTATTTCATCCCCTCCTCGAGCACCGCAACCTTGTGCGAGTTGGCAGAGCCCCCGAACTGTCCCTGCCACGTCTCGCGAAGCCTCGTGGGATCCTTGACCGTTCCCGGATGCTCGAGCACGCCGCTTGGGGCCGCACCGTTGGCGAAGAACTTCGCCCCGTACTCCTCGCAGGCGATCGCCATGCCGATGGCGTTCTTGGCCATCGCGATCGGCGAGTAGCCCACCAGCCCGTCGAAACCCAGGCCCGGTATGTGCAGCACCTCCGACGGGTCGAGCACCACCGAGGTTCCCTGCATGGTGGGGGCGTCCTCGGCGCTGGTGGTGTACTGGTAGTAGAGCCTTCCGTTCCTGTCGCGGTCGACCTGCATCCGGTTGGGCATCAGGGGGTAGAGCGCAGCCACCTGGCCCCTGCCGTTTCGGATGATCTGCGCATACGCGTTTCCCCACAGAAGCAGGTGGGTCATCAGCGTCTCGCGGAAGACGAAGCTGGTCATCTCGGGGTTCGGCTCTGCGTGCAGCAGGTTGTACAGCGGGTGCTCCTTGGCCTTGTGCTTGCTCGAGTCGTCGTCGTGGCGGTAGAGGTGCAGCGGCAGCCCCGCGATCGCCTCGGCGAGGATGCGCACGCATGCGTACACCGCCGTCATCTGCATCGACGAGCGTTCGTTCACCGCCTTGCCGCTGGTCGAGCCCCCGAACAGGAAGCTGTACGAGGACCCGGCCGTCCTGTTCTGCGGCTTGCCGCGGATGGGGAAGAGAAGTTTGGTTATGATGTTCATGGATCTTCCTTGGGCAAAAAAAAGCACCCACCGAAGTAAGTGCTTCATGAGAAAATGATGATGATTGTTCAGTCTATTAGACCTGGTTCAGTGACTCGTACATCAGGGATGCGTATTTTCTTCTTCCGTTTCGTCGAGGAGGATCTGGTAGCCGGTTTCCTGTTCCACGAGATCTGCAAAGGCCTGCAGTACATGGTCGACTTCAGCCTTGGAACACATGGATTCAAGATTTATCCGACTAACAACGAAGGCGGCGTCGGGAACTTTCTTGACATACGGCTCACCCCCATTTCCTTTAAGGACTTGGCTAATCCTCATGATCTCTGCTTTCTCGTCTTGGATTACATCCGTCCCATCATACTCAAACCAGATTGCTCGCCTGTTTTTATTCCAGATGGCAAAGGAAAGCAACACGTATGATTCTGACTCCGCTGGGGTATTGAAGTCCTTCGTTTCTGGCGCGGAATCGACATTGGTGGTACCTAAGAATCCGTCATCCATGACCTGCACAATTGAGAAACAACTGTATTTGGTTTCGGTTGGAATGCCTGTGAAATAGTACATGTACATGTATGTCGGGAAATAATCCCAACTCCGTAGACAACCTGTAAATTTCTGGTCTGCATAGTCGTCCAATGCTGGTATATGCCTTCCGATCGAAGCTGAAAATAATTGTTTACCTGCAATTTCCGAGTATTTGATTCTTGTACGGATGTAATCAACCATCTCAACGATGCTGTGTTGTACTTCGTATGCAAGCCTGTAGGCTTTTCTGACATTCTGATACAGTTCCTTCCTGTCCATTCCATTACCTCCTGAAAATCAGGTTGCGATAGTCTCCAGGGGTTTCTATCACATAGTCTGCAACCCAAGGTTTATCTTCGAGCCACTTGTAGCTTCTGAATCCGAACAGGTTGCATGCAAGCAGGAGGGAATCCACGACTCGCCGATCACTCCCCGTTAACCTTTTTCGCTTGTCGATGAGCACTGCATGCAGGCTGACCCAGGAGCATTTGACAACCGTCCGTTCATGCCCTATGAGCCCAATCGTTTGATTTTGTAGATTGTTGCCATTGCCTCCCAGGGAAATGAGGAATGCTGGTCTGTCTGCAAGGCCACAGTTGTTTTCGTAGGCAATCAACTCACGTTCCCATTGGTCTTGGTCTTGGCCTGACGTATCAAACCGCTTGGCTTCCACAATCAAATCCGCCTTGGAGAAGCGTAGAAAAACATCCGGCTCTATGTATTGTTCATGGTCTGTCCCTTCGGCATTCCATTGTGGCCAGAATTCGTAGTGCTCAAGTACTCCCAAGTCCAAAGGCAGCACTTTCCTGTCATGGCAGGCTTTTCTCAGTACTTCCCACATCAATCGGTCAGGAAGATGCAGCAGTGCATCGAACATAGTACTGGTCCTGGGATCTTCCTTGGTGATGTCCTGGTTGTTTTTTCGCTTTATGCTATGAATCATGGCTGATATCATACCATGATATTTCTTGGGGCAGGCAATTATATGAACAGGATTCCCCGGTTCTCGTAGACCGATTCGCGCAAGTCGTTGCCGCACCTGATCGCCCGGTCCAGCGCCATGATCGCAGCAACCGCCCCGTCGATCTTCTCGGTGGACTTCTGCTTGTCGGGCTTGATGTTCCCCGCCGGGTCGGTTCGGATGAAGATGTTGTCCATCATCCACCTGAGGACCGGGTGGCCCCCGTGTGCGATCCCCCTGCCCAGCACCAGCTTCATCAGCTCCTTGGTCGGGGGGCTCATGTCCTTGAAGCCCTGGCCGAAGGGCACCACCGTGCAGCCCATGCCCTCCAGGTTCTGCACCATCTGCACGGCCCCCCAGCGGTCGAACGCGATCTCGCGGATGTTGTACTTCTTGCCGAGTTCGCCGATGAACTGCTCGATGAAGCCGTAGTGGACCACGTTGCCCTCGGTGGTCTGGATGTGGCCCGACCGCTCCCAGACGTCGTAGGGCACGTGGTCGCGCCGAACGCGAAGCTGGAGGCTTTCCTCGGGGATCCAGAACCAGGGGAGGACCACATACCGGTCATCCTCGTCGCGGGGAGGGAACACGAGCACGAAGGCGGTGATGTCGGTGGTGGAGGAGAGGTCGAGGCCTCCGTAGCAGACCCTGCCTTCAAGCTCCTCGGCATCGACGGGGAAGTTGCACAGGTCCCATTTTTCCATCGGCATCCAGCGCACCGCCTGCTTGACCCATTGGTTGAGCCTGAGCTGGCGGAACACGTTCTCCTCGCCCGGGTTCTGCCTGGCGCTTTCGCAGGCCGCCTTGACCTTCTCAAGGGTGATGGTCTCACCGAGGGAGGGATTGGCCTTCATCCATGTCTTTGGATCGGTCCAGTCGTCGTTCTCCTCCGAGCCGTAGATGACCGGGTAGAAGGTCTTGTCGTGTTTGCGGCCTTCGATGATGTCCTTGGCTTTCTGGTGCTGCTCGTAGCAGATGGAGTGCTGGTCGGTGCCCGCGGTGGTGATCAGGAAGAACAGCGGCTGGGCCCTGGCATCGCCCGAGCCCTTGGTCATGACATCGAAGAGCTTTCGGTTGGGCTGGGTGTGCAGCTCGTCGAAGACGACCCCGTGGATGTTGAACCCGTGCTTGGAGTAGGCCTCGGCGGAGAGCACCTGGTAGAAGCTGTTGGTCGGCAGGTACACGATGCGCTTGGTGGCGGAGAGGATCTTCACGCGCCGGTTCAGCGAGGGGCACATGCGCACCATGTCGGCTGCCACCTCGAAGACGATGGAGGCCTGCTGTCGGTCGGCGGCGCACCCGTAGACCTCGGCGCGCTCCTCGTGGTCGCCGCAGGTCAGCAGCAGCGCGACCGCGGCCGCGAGCTCGCTCTTGCCGTTCTTCTTGGGGATCTCGATGTAGGCGGTGTTGAACTGCCGCCACCCGTCGGTTTTGACGATGCCGAACAGGTCGCGGATGATCCGCTCCTGCCAGCCGAGCAGCTTGAAGGGCTTTCCCGCCCACACGCCCTTGGTGTGGCAGAGGCATTCTATGAATCCCACCGCCCGGTCGGCCTTGGTCTCGTCGTAGGTCGAGTCCCCTGCCATGAAGGGCGTGGGAGTGTGCTTCTTCGGTTTCGCCATGTTCCTCCCATCCCCCGGGCAAAGAAAAAGGACCCGGTCCGGGTCCTTGCAGGCGGCGGGTGCCTGCTGTCAGTTGTATGTCTTTTTCAGGCTTTCGAGGGCCTGTTTGGTATCCGGGTCGCGGGGCCTGACGTCCCAGCCGCGGTCGTAGTTGCAGACGATTTTGCCGTCGCGCTTGAGCATCAGCTTGGAGATCCTCCCCTCGTCGATGCCGTAGTCCGAGCCCTCGCCGTACACCTTGATGCAGTACCTGAAAACACTCGCCCCGATCTCCAAAGTTCCTTCTTTCCACATGTCCTTGCCTCCGTGTCCGTTTTGTTGGTGTATATATGCCTCAAATCGGAAACTATAGCAACTCATTGCAGGCAAATAAGTTAAAGATATACACAGTTGATTCTTGGATTCGGTGCGGCTGGCGGTGAAGGCTCCTGTCAGCCTTCGCCGGTGAGGATGAAGTGCACGTATTCCCCCGTGTCATCGTTTTCGAGGTAGGCGGCAAGCTCGGAGAATCCCATGTGCGAGGCGATCCACTGGACCGCCCCCGTGTTGAACATGTTCGTCAAGCCGGTATCCCGTATCCTGAGGATCTGATCCTTGATCTGCTCAGTCATCGCCGGCCTCCATCGATTCCATCACCGCCTGCTTGAGGACCGCCTCGTCGAAGCCGCAGTCGCGGTAGCCTTCGAGGATGGTGGTGTAGTAATGCACATCGGGCATCGCAAGCGGCGGCCCCTCGTTCATGACGTAGGCCATCGCAAAGAGCTCATCCCCGTCAAGGTTCACCGCCAGCCTCTTCTTGCGGTACAGGTGCGGGTGCCCCTCGTAGCGGTCCAGCGCCTTCTCGCACTTCTCGGTGATCTCCCACAGGAGCACCGGGACGCTTGAGCCCCGCTTTCTCTCGATGGTTGCCACACCGCTGTGCCGGTCGCCTCGGAACAGCAGGCGGTAATCGCGCAGGGTCGCGGTCCCGATGACCGCCGCATCGGGGCAGCGCCTCCCCATCTGCTCGAGGTTCAGGTTGCTCCCGTAGGCAAGGTATACTTTCTTCATCGCTTCAATCTCCTTCGATTGGTTTTCCACCACCCAAAGGGCAGTCGTCCCGCCGTCTTTCTCTCGTGAAAGCCCCGTCATCCCGATCCCGATCCCGAACCGTGTCGCCTTGTCCATGCCGCCTGTCTCTCTTTGGCGTGTTTTTCTTCATACTGTAGTAATCACTCAAAGCGGGATGGATGGCAAGTGTATATATGAAAATAAGATATTCTAGTTTTTTTTATGATAAACAGATCGAATTCTTGTTGCCTTTTTTTGAGGCTTGCCTGACAATGCATGAGGCTTCCGACCGGGATGCCAACAATGAGACAACCAAGGAGAAACACATGGGCGACACCGATCAAATATTTGCGATGTACGCACAACCCGTTCCCAGGACGCTGGACGGCATCGACATGAAAACCTTCCAGCTTCTGATGGGCTGCGGCACGATAGACACGGTCAATCCGTCGCTTACCGTGCTGGGCCTTGGTGCGACGGGGAAGCCGTACGAGGCCGACCTCCTCGTCCTGGAGCTCAGCCCGCGCTCCCGGCGCGTGGCGGAGGCGGGGAGGGCCGCACTGGGTGACCTTCCGAGCTTCGGGATGGACCTTGAGCCGCTGTTCGCCCTGATGGGACCGGCCTGTCCGTCCCTGCTGCTCTCGCCTGTGATGCTGCCTCCGATGATTGTCCAGAAGCTGTATCACCTGTACTTCAGGTCCCGAGACGACGGCTTTCGGCTCCTTGAGGGAGTCAGGAACTGTCCCAACGACCCCTTCAAGCGGGTGAGGAGAGAAATGAGAGCCAAACATGCGGCCTCCGGACTTTTGGAGGACCGCAGGCTTGAAAGAGATGAGGCGACGGAACTGGCAGCGTCGTTGCTCAGGACCAAGGCCGTCGATATGGAATGGAAAGCCTTCATTCTTGCCTGGGACGAGGCCTGCAGCTCAGCCCTCGAAGCCGATCCCTCGGCCGATGTGATGAGCCTGAAGCAATTCCTTTCGGTCCATGCAGGGCTTCAGGCAACCTGCCGCCTCAAATGGTGAACGGGCGCTGGAATATCTTGTTGCACGGGATCTGCTCGCCCGGTCGTTTGACGAGGTCGATGCCCGGCACCACGCCCAGCGTCGAGCCGGTCTCCCAGTTCACATGCATCGTCCCGATGTCGTCGATATGGAGTACAACCCCTTTCGTCCCTTTCGGTGGTGCCTGTACGTCATCCATGCTTACCAACTCTACCGTACACCCCTCGGGGTACTGTTTTCTGAGGACCTCGATGCGTTTTTTGCCCATCTCATCCATGGCTCTTCCTCCTGTCCGTATGCATTGATCGTTCACCTTCGCATGAATAGCAAGCCCCTTTCCCTAGGGCTGTGCCAACGCATCCAGGATGAGGTGCATCCGCCGTTGGTACTGGTCGTATTGGTGGGCAAAGAGCGGCAGTTCGTTCTCCCCATAGTCCAGCAGCTTGTCGGCATCCTCTTCGGTGATGCAGTACAAGCCGTTCCCGTATGACCAGGTCAGCTCGGGAAAGGCTGGGATGACCGGGGCCTCGGGTGCCATCGATACCAGGACTTCCCGATATGGGTCATCGGCCGGTATGGTCGGCACGCTCGTGCAGCCGGTTGAGACGGTCAAGACGGCCGGCAACATCACCGCTTTGAGGACTTTCCATCTTTTCAGGCGGCGCCTCTTGGGTGATGGCGGTGATTTTCTGCTGTATCTCATTGATCGTCCCCATTTCCTTGTCTTTCCGCTTTGCCGCATCCTCGGCCTTCCTTGCATCCTGCCTGAGGCTCTTGGTCTTGGATGCCTGCAGCCGTGTTATGCCCAGCAGTCCCAGGATGATGAGGATCAGCATCTGCATGATTTCATTCATCGGCTTTCCTCTCCATGAATTTCCTTACGAGCGGCTTCCAGAACGCCATGCAGGCGGGAAGCTGCAGCAGGTAGATCGCCACCGTGTACAGGACCACCAGGTAGGGTGTGCTGTTCAGGTCCCCGACCGGCGTTGATGCCGGTGCGACCCGGTAGGTCACGAACGCGAACAATGCAGAGCAGGCGAGGGCGACCAGCTTGATCTCGTTCTCGGTTGCCCTGTCTCTGCGTAGGCTCTTCTTGTACAGCTCCATCGCCAGGCCCAGGAATGCGGCGAAGGCGAGCAGTATGGCACTGAGGGTCATGTGTTCTCTCCCTTGCCGCCGAGCAGCGACAGGAAGTACTCGTCCATTTTCGCTTCCTGCTGTTCGCTCTCGCCGTTGATCTCATGGGTCCTCAGCGACTTGAAGATGACCTTGTCGTTCTCCAGTGCCATGACCAGACCCACCTGGACCCTGGTGATGGTGGTCTTGATCTCCCTCAGGTCCTTCGCATAGCCGAGGCGGTCGTCGCTCCGCTTCGCCATGCGGTTGAGCAGCCATAATACGACGCCCCCCGACCCGAACAGGCACACCGAGATCGTTGCGGCCAGGGTGATCTCATCCATCCTGTGCCTCCGATGGGCAGACTTCCCCGTAGGAGTAGTCCAACCCGTCGCGCTGGACGGTCACCCCTGCTGAGGATCCGACAAGCTCGATGTAGCGCCTGACGATCACATCGCAGTACTTCTCGTCCAGCTCGATGGTGCAGCATGACCGCTCGGTCTGCTCGCAGGCGACCAGGGTGCTGCCGCTGCCGCCGAAAGGATCGAGCACCAGCGTGTTGCTCATCGACGAGTTCATGATCGGGTAGGCCAGGAGGGCCACCGGCTTCATGGTAGGGTGGTCACCGTTCTTCCTGGGCTTGTCGAATTCCCAGATGGTCGATTCCTTGCGCCCGGTGTACCACAGGTGCTTGCCCTTCTTCTTCCATCCGAAGAGCACCGGCTCGTGCTGCCACTGGTAGGGCGAGCGGCCGAGCACCAGCGACTGCTTCTTCCAGATGCAGGTGCCCGACAGGTAGAAACCCGCCTCGCTGAAGGCCCTGCGGAAGTTCAGACCCTCGGTGTCTGCATGGAACACATAGATGGATGCGTCGTCGGCCATATGCTCTGCAGTATTGGTGAAGGCATCGAGCAGGAACTGCAAAAAGGCATCATTGCCCATATTGTCGTTCTTGATCTTGCCGGCCGAGCCCTCGTAGTTGACGTTGTACGGCGGATCGGTGACCACCAGGTTCGCCTTGGAGCCCGCCATCAAGAGCTCGAATGTCTCGGCCTTGGTGCTGTCGCCGCACACCAGCCGGTGCCTTCCCAGCTTCCACAGGTCCCCGCTCTTGGTGATTGCGGGCTTCTCGAGCTCCGCTTCCACGTCGAAGTCGTCGTCATGCACGCCCTCGGCAAGCGAGTCCTTGAACAGGTCGTCGATCTCGGCCGGGTCGAAGCCGGTCAGCGAGACGTCGAAGTCCTGCCCCTGCAGCTCGGTGATGAGAAGGGCCAGCTTGTCCTTGTCCCATTCGCCGCTGATCTTGTTCATGGCGATGTTGAGGGCCTTCTCCTTGTCGGTGTCCAATTCGACGAGGATGCAGTCCTCCTCCTCGACTCCCATATCCTTGAGTACGTTCAGCCTCTGGTGGCCCGAGATGACGGTATTGTTGTTTGCTGCGTTGACCACGATGAGCTCGACGTAGCCGAATTGCTCCAGTGATCGCTTCAGCTTCTCATACTCGGGATCCCCGCTCTTGAGGGCCTTGCGCGGGTTGTATTTCGCCGGATTCAGATCCGACAGTCGCATCTTCTGTATTCTCATGGTGTGTTTCCTCTCAGTTGCGGATTCCCAGTTCTTTCTTGAGCGCCTCTATATACCGTTCACTCACCTGTTCCCATGCAAACAGCGCATTGCCGAAATGGCCGTAGCAGGAGGTGAGGTTGTAGATCGGGCTGCGAAGCCCCAGCTCCTCGATGATGTCCTTCGGCTTGAGGCTGAAAACACTGCGCACAGCCTTTGCAAGCCTGCCGTCATCAACCTTTCCGGTTGCGAAGGTGTGTACATCGACGGCCACAGGCTCGGCCTTCCCGATGGCGTACGAGATTGCAACGCCGCAGCGCTTGGCAAGGCCGGCCGCCACGATGTTCTTTGCGATCATGCGCGCCATGTAGGCTCCGCTGCGGTCCACCTTGGTCGCATCCTTGCCGCTGAAGGCGCCCCCGCCGTGCAGGGCCAATCCTCCGTAGGTGTCCACCATGATCTTGCGCCCGGTCAGGCCGGTGTCGGCGGCAGGCCCGCCCTCGACGAAACGGCCCGAGGGATTGATGAGGATCCGGGTATCCGCATCGAGGGGAAAGTGGATGAAGGCAGGCCCGAGCACCTTCCCGATGATCTCGGCCTTGAGGCTGTCCAGGTTCTTGTCGCGGTCATGCTGGACCGAGACGATGACGGCGGCAACCCTGACGGGCTTGCCGTCCTCGTACTCGACCGACACCTGTGCCTTGCCGTCGCTGCGGATGCCCATGATGGTGCCGTTCTTGCGGCACTTGTCCAGGATGCTGCAGATGCGGTGGGAGAGCTCAAGCGGCAGCGGGATGGCGGCGGGGGTCTCGTCGGTTGCATACCCGTACACCGTACCCTGGTCCCCGGCTCCCAGCTCATCGCATCTGCCGTCGGCATCCCTGACCTCCAGGGCGGTGTCGACGCCGCCTGCGATGTCCGCACTCTGGTTGTGCAGGAACACGCTGATCGTGAATTCCTTGGGATCGTAGCCGCACTCGGCGAGGGCTGTTCGCACCGTCCGGCGCACGTTGATCCTGCTTCGGCTGGTTATCTCCCCTGCTACGATGATCCGGCCCTTGGTCGCCATGACCTCGCAGGCCACGCGCGAATATGCATCGCTGCTCAAACAGGCATCGAGGATCGAGTCGGCGATGTAGTCGCACAGCTTGTCGGGATGCCCCTGGCAGACACTCTCTGATGTGAGGTGGTTCTTCATGTTTGAATTCCTTTGATTGTTTGATTTCCTAGCGTGGCCGGGGCGCGCTGAGCAGCCGTTCCATCAGGTCGTCCTGCGGGTTCGCACCCTGGTAGGATGCGGCGTTGTTCTCCTTCACGACCTGGGATATCTGGTACCAGATCTGGGTGGCCTGCTTCATGTACTCTCGGCTCATCGCAACGTACGGAGAAGCGATCGCCGCCCCCGTGGTCGGGTGCTTTGCCAAAAAGCCGTACTCGCTGACGGCCATCTCGCACTGGATCCAGCGCGCCACCGCCATCGCATACTGGTTGATGACCTGGCTGCTGACCAATTCCTCGCACCGCCTGGCCTTGAGCCAGTCCCAGGTCTCCTTGTAGACCTCCGCGGCATCGAGCTCGATGCCGCTCTTCTGGCTTACCGTCAGGTAGTACTTGACCGGCGGCATGTCCATGCCCTCGAGTGTAGGAGCCTCGGGCAATTGCACCACGCGGGCCTCTCTGCCTTCGCCGATCTTCTCGGAGAGCGCCTTGGGCTTGCGCCCCGCACCGACGCGTGCACCCCCGCGGTTGGTGCCGTCCTTTGCCATGCCGAACCCCCTCAACAAAAAACGGGGGTCAATCCCCCGTTTGAATTCCCGTTTTTACGCGTGATTGCCCCTGCCCGTTGTAACCATATATGCTGTAGAGATTTGCAAGCCCCCTCCAAAGTGCTACGAAAAGTTAACTGTGCAACCCATCATTTTTTTGTCGTCCGTGGAGGGAGGAATGGCAGCTTGCACACAGGGCCATGAGGTTCTCCTCATCATCGGTACCACCATATCTAGTGGCATTGATGTGGTGCACTAGTGTTGCCGCTGTCGTTCTTCCCTGCCTCCGGCACAGCTCGCAGAAGGGATGTTCGTCAAGAAACTTCTTGCGGGCCTTCCTCCAGGAGGAGCCGTAGCGCTTGTGGGTGCCGGGATCCCGTTGGTTGCGCTCGTAGGTCCTCGCAGCCTCTTTTGCATGCTCCTCGCAATACCGTCCTTCGGTGAGTCGCGGGCAGCCTGGATGGCTGCACGGTCGCTTGGGCTTGTAGGGCATCGAGGGATCTCCTTGGGGCAAAAAGAAAGCCCGGGATGTTTCCCGAGCTCTGTATGGACTTGTCTGAGTGTACAGTAGCGTGAAAGGTGAACTGAGCACAACTGTTATTTTCTGATAAATAAACGATAGGTTGCAAAGGATTATTGTTCGATCGACTCTTGCTGCTTCCTTGCAAAGAACAACGTCCCCATATCCTTGTCTTTCATTGTCAGGAACAGTTCATTCTCGTAGAAAAGGGTATAGCTTTCGGCGGTATTGTCTTGCATGACAGCATAAACGCGCTTATCAAATAATGTATCGATGTACCAGATGAAATCTTGTTTCTCCTCAGTTTCGCTACCATAGGCCGAGGTGATTATGGACAAAGTGCCCTGATTATCTAATCCGAACGAAAAGGCGAGTTCAAATCTTGAATCAGAAGGCCAACCCTTCAACCCAAGATTTTTTGCAGTTTCTCCGAAGTTTTTGTCCGTATACACCCAAGTGCCTATGAACTTGGATTCGAGTTTTTCCTTCTGTTTCGCTGAATATCCACTGGTACCGGTCGACGATTCACTGCCTTCAAGGGCTAAGGTTTCGCAAGAAACAAGCATGGCAACAAACAGGACGAGGAAAATTATCCGGATGTAAGGTTTTTTCATTTCCACCTCTTATGAAAGCCAACGTATCACACCCAGTTTATGGTGGCAAGAATTTTATCAATCAAATCTTCCTGCCGGTGAACCCGGGCACAACCTGCATGGCTGCAAGATCGCATGGGCTTGTAGGGCATGGGCTTTGCTTGCGTGGGTTGCAAACGCGTAGTAGAATGAACGAGCCAACGGTTGAATCCGGGGAATTGCGGAAGGACTCGCGGCAGAGGCTCGGTCAATACCGCCGGGCCTCACTTCTTGGTAGTTAAAACACGGACAAATGAAAAGCCCGGAAGGATTTCCCGAGCTCTGTATGGACTTGTCTGAGTGTACAGTAGCGCGAAAGGTTAACTGAGCACAACTGTTATTTTCTGATAATTCAACGATTGGTTTCAACGGTACAGGGAGTTCCACTCAAGCAGTCCAGACACCTGTTCCCAACCTCGTTCTCAAGCACTCAAAAACCCCTATACGCGTATATATGTGCATTTGGGCATGCTGCGCTGGCATTATCCCCCTTATATTACTGGTATTCATACTAAATAATATTTCAGGAACATAGGAACAGATACAGGGTAATTGCAGATAGGCCAACATTTCATGACCCGTAACTGCATTTGTTCTCGTTGGCGTAGCAGGAACATGGGAACTGGTGGTGTTCTGTTCCTTGTATCAACGATGAATCGCAAGAACACATCGGCCATCTGTTTGGGTACATGCAGCTGTGATATAAATTGCATCACGATGATAACCTGGGACAGCCTGGATGGCTGAACGGTCGCTTGGGCTTGTAGGGCATGTCTGGGGCAAAAAGAAAGCCCGGGAGGAATTCCCGAGCTCTGTATGGACTTGTCTGAGTGTACAGCAGCGTGAAAGGTGAACTGAGCACAACTGTTATTTGCTGATGATTCAACGATTGGGTAACAGGGACATCGGGAGCATCCACGAACGACTGGAGCTATATGAGCTCAAGGTAAGGTTGGGTCATGTTGAAAAACACCAAAGTAGTGAAAAGGATACCGACGCCATTTTTACTGTGGGTTTCTTATTGAGAGCATCATTTTTTTCTTGCGGTCGCTAGGTTTTTAGGTTTGAATTATCCTAATGATATAACTATAAGGCGGGTAATTAAAATGCAACCTTCTACAAAAGCGACATCATTACGGGAAAAGATTTCTTTCTTCTTACACACGGCACCAAAACATTTGGCCATCATCACCCTCATGACGGTGGTAGTGCTTACAGCGGGTATTTCCTTTAGCTCTTGCTCGCTAGACCAGGACTTGGACGACACTAGGACGGTGACGATCCCTGTATTCGAGTCGTACGCACCAATCTCGAGAGCGGTATATATGGATCAAGAAACCAATAACACCAAGCAGTATTTCTTGTCCTTGCCTCCAGTGGTCGGGTGGGAGACGACTGAGTTCTCCAGCACCTCCACCACAATCGATTTCGACTTCTTGGATACGAGTGTCACCTGTGACATCGAGGTATTTGATGACCGAGTGGTCTTTACCGGAGCCAATGACAGTATCGATCTCAACTTCACCGTGTATGATGATGGAAGGTTCTCATACACCGGGATAGTCCTGTCCGAGAGAACCAACGATGATGATGATGCTACTGCGAGCTATTGGGGTCTGTTCGAATCAACGATCGAAGGAGAAATCGAAGGAGATTTCATTGCTGGTACGGGAGGAATCTTCAAAACATGGGAAATCGCTCCCCAACAGAGTTTCAATGCGACCGAACCGGCTGAAAATTGTGGAAACCTGATATATGGAACCTATGATGTCGGTATCGATCGAGGGCTCCCTTTCTTCAGGATTGTAACGTTTGATGAGACGGAGAAAGTTGCTTCGTATTATCAGGATCCGACCACTATAACGCTCGACTCGTGGGAATCGAAACGGGGTCTTTTTGCAACTGTATTTGACATGGGTGCGCTTACCTCAGTTGGGATGACCTTGTATTTGAATGATGGGACATGGGGACCGCATCCCGATGATGTCCTGTAGAAATCGATCTGTGCAGCCACTTTGGCTGCACGGTCGCTTGGGCTTGTAGGGCATGGGATTTGCTCCTTCGGGCAACAAAAAAGCTCGGGAATTCCTCCCGAGCTCTCGATTGGACTTGTCTGAGTGTACAGTAGTGTGGAACACGAACTGAGCACAGCTGTTATTTTCTGATAAATTAACGATAGGGTTTCAACGGTACAGGGGTTCTACGGAACAGTCCAGGCTCCTGTTCCCGATCGCGTTCTCAAGCACTCAAAAACCCCTATACGCGTATATATGTGTATATACGGGCATGCCGCGTTGGTATTCTCCCCCCTATATTATCAGTATTCATATCAAATGATATTTCAGGAACATAGGAACAGATGCAGGGTAATTGCTGATAAGCCAATGATTCATGGCTCGTAACCACATTTGCACCTGTTGCCTTGATGGGAACATGGGAACAGGTGGTGTTCTGTTCCGAGGATTCAGTCCCAAATTGTAAGAACAGTTTTTCACCTGGTATTGGATCTCAATCTTGAGATGGCCATCCCTTGTAAAGACATGCCAGATAATTGACCAGGGAAATTACTTTCAAGCTATTCATCTCCGTGTCATAGTCAAGATTCTTCCCATGGAGAATGGTGTGACGATTCAGAAAAAACTTGTTATCATCTTTTCCCTCGGGTTTGTTGATAGCCGAGAAATTTGTAACTGCTGATAGCATGGCTTCGAGTAGCAGTGACTCATCAATCAAATCTCTCATGAACTGTGTTTGTTTTATCTTGGGTTGGCTATTGTTGGATGTAAACAGGCAGGCCTCTCCTGTTTTCAGGTAAGTAATGCCGTCTGCCATGGAGAGAAAGACCGGGATGGAAAACAAATATTTCCCCGTTCTATGCGCATCGAAAGCTTCTGTTATGAATCTATTACGTTCTGGATACATATGTAAAAGCCGTTGTTCAATCAATTCAAGATGAGAAACATAATATTCTTTGAAAATTCCTGATAATTCCGAAACCTCGTGATAGAAGAATATTTCTTTCATGAATGTTGAATACTCTTCTTCGGTCTCTCCAATGTCACAAAACCAGCCTTCCTTAGCCAATAATTTGTACCGAGCGCTGAGGGTAGCAGAAATTCCTTTGACAAGGGCTTCTGCGAGCGGAATTGTGATCCGAGAGACTTTGTCCAGCATTGAAGAGAAGTGTTTTGCCAAACTCTCCAAAGGTTCATGATACGTCTGGAGGATACCATCGATTTTTTCACCCGCGTCTGACGTGATTTGCAACAATACTGATGTTGCTTGACCAATTTTCTTGAATATTTCATTGTATGAGGATTGAGGATTACTTTGCATTAAAAATCTCCTTAATGGAATTTCATAAGGCCTCACGATTGAGTCTAGCACATACTTGCTGTCAACTGCACAACTTCCTCCCATTAACAGCTATCTACGAAACTCATGGTCCATTGATCTATTTGAATCCAATGGGCACTTTATTAATGCCCCTGGAACCCTCACCAACCCCAGCGCCTTCCGGTGCAGGTGATAGATGTAGTCCTGGCTGTAGTCCAGCTGGGATGCAATCTGGTCCCAGCCCAGGAAGGTGAGGTATCGCATTTCCAGCAGCGTCTCGCACTCCATGTTGTTGACGCCCCTGATGGTTCTCCCGATTTCCTTTTTCAATTGCATCAGCTGGGCGATGCTGGTGTTGATCTCAGCCTCAAGCTCCATGATACGAACCACCGCCTCCTCGACCGGAGATCGTCGGATCGAGGCAGA